TGTAAATAATATGTATGAAGCAATGAGGCAACCACCTCCACCACTTAGTAGAGAAAATATAGAAAAAATGTATGAAGCACAGTTCAGACCACCACCTCAACACGTCACACTACAACAATATAATGAATATTCTGACGATGAAGAAGAAAAAGGAAGTGTTGAAGAACAAGACTATAAATCTGCAGATGAAGAAGGGAAAGAAGAACCAGCACCAGTTCAACTTGCACCACCCACACCAGTTCAACTTGAACCGTTTAATCCAGATTGGAAATTACAAGAATTAAAGAATCGTTTTGGACATATTGCTTTACGTGACCCACAAACAAATGAGCCTTTAAAATGGAGATATATAAAAAAGGTTCAACAAGCAATAAGAGAACAAGTATATGATGAAGAAGCAAAACAAAAAAAGAAGAAGAAATAAATAATTTTCTATATTTAAATATATACATATGAATATATTACGATTGAAAAATAAGAGTTTGGATTATTCAAAAGAAATAATGCAAATTGTAGATTTATTAGCGATTAATAAAAAGAATATTAATATTGTTGGAAGTAGTGCTATAAAGTCTATATTATTTCCGAATGATTATGACTGTTATGAACTTATTAAAACAAAACAATATAAAACCATCGCTAAGAAAATACAAAATAATATTAAATTATTGATGAATAAAAATAATATTTACATTGGAGATATAAAATTTGGAGAGATAAATCAAAGTCCTATTAGGTGGAAGATAACAGACATTTTAAAAGGACATAAAGATACTTATTTATTAGAGGATGCACTGAAGGACAACAAAATGAATAAAATTGATATAGTAGCACTGATAAATGGAGTGTATAAAGATATAAGCGTTGTATATGAATTTAAGGATAAAATGGATGAGAAAGAACTAAAACATAAAATAATAATAAATTTGAAATCAGATATATCAGAACTTTATAAACAAAAGAATTATTACAAGATACTAAAACGGATTTTTTCAATTGAAAAACTAAATAATATAAATGCTCCGATATTAAATACATTAATACATATATTTAATTCTGACCTCGGGATTTTAAATAATGTATCCAGTGATATTTCAACTTTATTATATTTGTATGAAAATATAAAACATCTTAATCAAAATAAAATAAATTACGAAATTGATAATTTTAAAAATAGGTTATCACATGTATTTGAAACTAATGCATTTTTACAAAAACAACCCGAAATTATAAAACTTATTAATAATACTGAAGAACAACAAAATAAAATAAATGATTTAACAAAATTATATAATATTATAAATAATATTGTTCAAAAACAAACCAAGATTATAATTAATAAGTTAGGAATAAAATACTTGAAAAAGCATTATTTTAGTAAATCTTAATATAAGTTTTACAATAAATGAAAACTTTTTATCTATTGTTAATATATAAATGGATTATTCTTTAACATTAAAAAAAGGAAATGATAGCAAAGGTATCGCGATTATTAGAGGAGGAAAACAAAATGGAAAAATAGTTTATCTTACAAAAAATGACACTGACAAAGCACTACATAAAAATTTAGACTATGATGAACTGGAACATGAAATGATGAAATTAAAAATACGACCAAGGGAACGAGTAAAATTATATAATGAGATTGAGGAACTACATAGTAAAAACATATCACCAAAAGACCTTGTATCAACAGATAAACATTTAGTAGAACTATATAAATTTTGCTGTAATTCAATGGAAGACGATAAAGAATTAAAATTAGGATATGGAGAAACATTTGAGATTTTACCAAGTGAAGACCCCAAAAAATCAGGTCGTTATTATATAGCAGGTATGAGTGAAAGTGGTAAAAGTTATATAGCAAAACAGATAATAGATAACTATCATTCATTATTTCCAAAGCGTAAAATATATGTTATTAGTAAGTTAAAAAACGATGAGACACTTGATAGTTCAAAAGCAAAATTAATTAGAATTGACCCAGAAACATTTTTAGAAGACCCACCAACAATTGAAGAATTTGCAGAGGATAAAATAGGATGTCTCGTTGTATTTGATGATTTTGATAATTTTAAAGGAAAACTTGGAAATATTATACAGACTTTTATAGATGATTGTTTGCAGATGGGACGCCATCATAACATATCTACTATAATTTGCACCCATTTTATAACAAACTATAAGCAATCATCTATAAAATTAGCAGAATCACAATATTATATAGTATTTCCTCATGGTGCAACATCAAAAAAATTATCTTATTTATTGGGTTCGTATGCTGGTGTAAGTGAAAAACAAGTAAAAATGATGAAAAAGATGGGACGATGGATTGCATTAAATCGTGTATCAAATCCTAAATATGTTATAAGCGAACAAGAAATTAAAATATTAAATCCCGATGATGAATGATTATTAAGTATAAATATATAAAATATTTTATATAGAATATATATATATAACTTAATGTCAATCAGAGATTTTATAGATAATCAATCAAATTTTAATTTAAACTCAATTATATCAAATAAACTAAATGTCGGAGGAACAGTGCATCAAACACAAAATAATAAATACACAATATCTAATGCTAACAATACGCTGATTTCTTTTGATGAGAATAACCAATTATCATCAAGTTCTATGAAGACCTACTGTGATGCTATTAATAACAATGTCAATACATTTAATACGGCTCAACTTGCATTAATAGGAAATATTCAAAGTCAAGTATCAGCATTAAACATTCAAATACAAAATGTTCCAACAGATGCAAATTATACAGCACTACAAGCACAGGTGACAACTCTCACAACATATATGCAACATCTGATTTATTTTATGAAAATATTGTCTAAATCATTAAATATTATTGACCCGAATACAGGAAATCAATTTGATTTTACTAATTTATTATAAACGATATAAAAATAATTATTATTTTCTAATTATAATATATATACATGTCAGCCCCCCTTTGTTCGTGGAAAAATGATTCCAACTACAATACATTAAACGCCCTTTTAGCGTCTTCTTATTCTACAAATAGCGTTCTTGCATCTACTTATCTCACTGAAAGCCAAGCAGAAGGTAATTTTGAATTAAAAAAGAACCTCGCAAGTGATGTAGCATTAGCAGGATTTGCTAAATCTACTGATGTATCAAGTGCTATTTCAACTGCGGTTGCTCCTCTTCAAAATGCTTCTCAAGTCTCCGCACTTATTGCAACTGCGGTATCACCTCTTCAAAATGCTACTCAAGTAAATGCTCTTATTACATCTGCCCTTGCTCCTTATGAACTTTCTGCATCATTAAAAGCAGATGTAGCGACTGCTGGATTTGCTCAATCTTCGGATGTATCAAGTGCTATTTCAACTGCTGTGTCTGGTCTTCAAGATGGTTCTCAGGTTTCTGCATCTATTGCATCGGCTTTGGAATCATATGTCCCTGCTTCATCTCTTAATGTTGTAAAAGCATCTTTACTTACTTTCTTTCAAGCCATGTCCGCTGGTGCTACTTTAACAAATCCTGATGGTTCAGCATTTGATTTTTCTGCTTTACTTGCAGAATTAGCCCCAAGTGTTTAAAAGCGCTTATTTTTCAATAATTTAGTTATATAATTAAATTATTATTTATTTACAATCCACGAAATGATACACCAACCGCTGGAGAAGGAGCAGGAACTGCTGGAATATTGTTATTACTTGTTGTATTTGTTGTGTTATTTATCACTTCAATTGATTGTTCGTTTTTTGTGTCTCGTTCTGCATCAACTAAACCCCAACAACAACGAATATGAAAACATTTACTCAAGTAATTGTATTTTAGAATAAGTCCAATAACAGCAACACCTGAACCAATTAAACTCAATAATATTGCATCAGAAAGCATAATTATTATCTCTATATTATAATATGAATAGATTAAAAAAATTAGAAAATTATTCAATGTCAGACGTAGATATTAAGAAAGTATTTAAACCAAAAAATATTAATATAGTTGAATATCAGAAACTGCCAAAATATAAGCACATTGACGAATTATTAATAAATGAACCATACTGTGTTTTATTTTTTCCTGAAAATGATGAATCAACAGAGGGACATTGGACTTGTATTATAAAACATGCAAACAATCAATATGAATATTTTGATAGTTATAAAAATTACACACCAGATAAAGAACAAAAATGGCTTACGAAAGAAGTAAAAAAACATCTTCATATTACATCTCCATTTCTTACGGACTTATTCAATAGAAGCAATATTAAAACAGTCATATGTAATCCTTATCCATTTCAGAGCCAAAAGGACGGAATATGCACCTGTGGAAAACATGTATGTAGTCGTCTAATATTTTATCAATTACCACTAACAAAATATTGGGATATTATAAAACACTCAAAAATAAATCCTGATAAATTTGTGTCAATTTTGATTTATAAGATACTTGGAAAATAATATCTATATATTATTATATAAATGTTAAAATATAACTCATCAATTGAAAAAGTGAAAAATGAAAAAAGCACAAAAGCCGATTATGTCTATTTGAATATTAATATTTTAAATACCAAACAAGGACAAAGTTTTTTCGGAAATAATCCAAAAATAGATTATAATGAGAGCCTACAAAATTCTATAATTGATAATCCAAGTGAATATGTATTATATATTAGTCGCTTTGGTTGTGATTGTGGTTTATTACTTCCTATTTGGTCTCCTGAAATAATTGATAATCAATCTAATCCTAATCTCTGTATATATGCTTTAACAATGACAACTACGATAAATGGAGTATTATACACTACTACGCAAAATATGATTTATCAACCTGAAAATCAAATAAATCCACCAGCAACAACAGACCTTTATAATGACGTAAAACATTATTATTATGTATATTCATTTTCTCATGTTGCATACTTATTTAATGCAATGCTTCAATCTTGTTATACTGATTTACAAACTCAAGCAGGATTGACATTTAGTTGTATATGTCCTTTTATGAGTTATGATGCTTCATCATCTTTATATTCTTTATACTTTGACACAACAGGACAACAATTTAATTTATATTTTGATAATAATCTGTATAATATGTTTTATTCGTTTTACTTTAGAAATACTAATCAACTTGTGATAGATACTAATAATGGATTAAATAATATAATTATAAATGGTAAAACATTGATAAAGATTACTCAAGATTTTAATAGTTCATCTATGTGGTCGCCTGTATCTAACTTGGTATTTACTACATCTAAAATTCCAATTCGTCAAGAACAAAATACAGAACCATTATCAATTTATGATGATACAAATATGGATTCGCAGGGGTCATATCCTCAACAACTAAAAAAAATTATAACTGATTTTTCAATCCCGTATGATAAAGCGTCCGACTGTAGAAATTTTATATCATATACTCCATCGTTTCCTCGTTATATAAATCTTAATTCTATAGAGGAATTAAAAGACATTGATATCTCTCTATGGTTTCAAGACAAAAAAAGCGGACAATTAATTCCAGTTCTTCTACCCAATGGAGGTAGTGTAAATTTAAAATTATGCTTTAAAAGAAAAAATATATTATAAAATTATTATCTAAACAATATTTATATAAATGGATAGTTTTAAACAACGTGTTAAAAAGGTTACTATTTTTGATGATAGATTACTTCAAAGAACCCCAACCTATGCAATTCAACGGGGTTGTCAAGATATGAAAATGAATATTGTCCCTGCGTCATCTTCTAATGCTGATAATATTCAATGTCTTATTCAACCATCAAGTTATAGAACAAATGTGGATAAATATATTAGTGTATCTACTGATATTTTCGGTTGGTTTAATGTTCAACTTACTGCAGGTGGTGCTGGTGATGTTGCGGTAGGTGCTAATATTTTTACATTTGGTCGTGATGGTGCCCCTTGTGCTTTTCCTCTTCACAATGGTTGTGTAAAAAATATTGAAGTTGAAATTAATGACCAAAAATTCAGTATTGATAGCGAAAATGTTAATAAGTTTATTTTTAGAATGATGAATTCAGAAAAACTTTCTATGGAACGAACTTGTCCCTCCATGCTTGATAAACTGGCTTGTTATAATGATGGTTATGCTACTGGATCAGGTATTAATGTATTAGGAACTTATTATGATAGTGTGCCGAGTGATAAAATATGTAATGGTGCTTATCAAATTCAATTTACAGATGCTACAGGTGCAGTATTAACACAAAATACGGCATTGAATAACGTCGCAGTTTATACTACGGCTTATAACTATGTCGCTGCAACAAATCAAATACAAACTGTGGCGGATATCAATGCAGGTCAAAATGCAATTTTTACTGTGTATTACAAACTTACAACTACTGAAGCATTAATATGTCCTCCTCTGGCTTTTGATGAACTCTTTTATAAGGAAGCATCATTATTTGAAATCAAAAATATTCAAGTTGATATCAATATTAAAAATAATGTTAGTGTGATGCGAAATATTAGTTCGGCAAACACAGCGGTAAATCTTGCAAGTTGTATTATTACCTCTCAAGGTCTCAACTCGTCTGCAACTCAGGCGGTTAATACTGGAGCACCTTTTGGTAATTGTCGTTTCATTTCATATTTCCTTACTCCTCCTCTAGATGTTCAACAACCAAGCGAGTGTGTCGTCCCTTGGATGGAATACCTGCGTACTAAGACGGCTGGAAGTGCAAATTTGGCGGCGGGTAATACTGATACTGTTCAAAGTGCAGTAATACCTCTCGCAGGGGTTCAAGATTTTATTGTGGTTTCTGTTACTCCTTCTTATAATACTGCATCTAACAAAAATCCTAATGCTCCTTACACTGAGGCAGATTGGAATTTAAAAATCAACGGAATTGCTTTGGATTATGGAAATAAACAAACTATGTTATCTACATTTCTCCCGATGGACTTCTTCAAAATGTCTGTTCAGAATGGTCTTCAAAATATGGACTGGCTACAGTTTAGCGGACTTGCTAATACAACTCAAAACGGAACTACTAAACAAATCCCCACTGTTGGCTCTGTCATCGTCTTAAAGCCTGGGGTAGATTTTCCACTTGAAGAAGGGGGTCTATGTTCTGGCTGTCCTACACGAACTACGATGCAACTGACGGTCAATTATACAAACCAAAGTGCATGGCCTGTTAATCCAGTTTTAAATGTCATTAGTGTAAATTCTGGTTTTGTGCGTTTCATGAATGGTGAATCTATCATTGAAAAATTCCCAGTCAGTCCTGCTGAAGTGCTTTCTCATGGTGAAATTGTCCCATCTATGCCTCTTAAACGCCTTGTTGGTGCTGGTGTATTAAATCATTCTAATACATCCATACTACATAAAGGTCATCATCATAAACATCATCAAGGAGGAGCATCTCATTCTGCTGGTTCTTCTCCACATTCTGCTGGTTCTTCTCCACATTCTGCTGGTAAAAAGAAACACAGCAAAACACACAGCAAAAAACATGCTTCAAGACGTGCTTACAAAGAATAAATAAATTTTTGGTTTTAAAAAAATATTTCTGTTATAAGTATATATAACAAAACTGAGTCTTCACGAGTTTTTAAGTCTGGATGGTGCTTTCAATTACGCAACCATCAAATGCAATAATTTACAATGTAATACAATAAACGGGTTAGTTCCAAATGGAGCAACAGGAGCAAATATCAATGTGCAATCTACCGATAATTCAGTTCAAGTTGTCACATCAAATAATTATACAAATTTTAATTTAGTCAATGCAGGACAGAATTGGAGCACTTTTAATGCAAGTAGTGAAGTAAATATGAATGAAAATAGTTTAAGTAATTTATCAAATATTGGATTTTCATCATTTGGAAGTAATAATCCTTTAGTAATTTTTCAATCATTTAGTGGATATACAGGTTCTCAAGGACTTTATATAACTGATAATTATGGTATAAATGGTGCAAATTCTGGTAAAATATATGATTCACTATATAATCGTCCTACATTAGCAAGTGTTCTGATGAATAATGGAAATAGTGCAGGAGGATATAGTATTTTAAATGTTAATAATCTTCAATGTCAAACAATAAATGGGGTTATCCCGTCATCAGGTGGGAGTGTCGTTTCATCATTGGCTTATACTTTGACAGATACTCTAAAT